CGGTATGGTAGCCAACCCATTCGCTCACGATGATGGTACTACCGTCAGTGTTGGTTCTGGTAAGAATGTCTACTATAGACTCCTTACTATTACAAACCTACACGGTAACACCGCCTGAGTTGAGTAATAAGTAACTCGTAAGAATAAAGGGAGTCCTCCGGGACTCCCTTTTTCTTTTATACATATTGTATAGGAGTTTCTTATGGTATACGAAGAAGCAATATCAGGATATGGTGGTGGAACCGCAGGATATACAGGTGCGTATCCGGGTTTTACTGGTCCGGGTATTCCTGACATAACAAGGGCAATAAATCCAAGACAACCTAGTACTAACAATTATCTTGCAAGTAATTACTTTCAACTTGAAATAACAAGACTACCGTTAGTAACGTACTTCTGTCAAAGTGCAGGAATTCCCGCATTGAGTTTGACTCCGGTTGATCAGCCTGTTCCTTTTGGAACATTCCCCAAAAGAGTTGGTGGTAGATATAATTTTGAAGATTTGACGGTTAATTTCATAGTTGATGAAGAAATGAAAAACTGGATAGAAGTATTCCGATGGATGGAATCAATAGGAAATATGGAAGATTATACAAAAGTTATTGATACGCATGAAACCACAGATTTCTTTTCAAACATTACTCTTATTGTAATGAATAGTGCATATAAACAAAAATATAATGTGGTCTTTAATAATGCATTTCCAATTGCATTAACGGGTATTGATTTCACTTCAAATTCTAATGACACTGAACCCATCATTGCAAGTGCCACTTTTACTTATGATTCATACAACATTAAAGCCTTGTGATTTGATTTGACACACTCTATATTTGTAATATAATACTCGTAGGAGTATCTACACCATGACACTAGATGAATTGAGAGCAATGATCAAACGAGATCTAACTATGGATCAGACTGAACTTGATATTGAATCGATGAAGACACCACAACTTCACAATAAGTATCTCATACTATACATGGATGAGAAACTCATATTGGGAAAATATGAATCAGACTTGAACATATTGAAGAAAGAAAAGTGGCTATATTACACCGGGAAGATGAGTCAAGAGGAACTAGATGAAAGAAACTGGGAACCTTTTGATTTGGTAGTCCTAAAAACCGACATTGATAAGTTCCTAAATTCAGATGAAGATATCATTAAGATATCCAATAAGATATTATTCCAAAGGGAGAAGGTGAACTATCTTGAGAACGTAGTTAAGATTGTCAATAATCGACAATGGTCTATTCGTTCTGTAATAGATTGGCTTAAATTTACCAATGGTGCATGAGTGATATTGAGATAAACAAAGTAGATTCCGTTGACATAAAAGTTATATGTGATCGAGGGTTAGCAAAAGAGATGAGTGATTATTTCACCTTTGCTGTGCCTAATCATCAATATACCCCCGCATACAAAAATAAACTATGGGATGGTCAGATCAGACTCTATAACCTCCACACACAGAAGATGTATTATGGGTTGTTGGATTATGTTTTGAAGTTTGCTGCTGAGAGAAAATACTCAGTGACAAATAACTGCCTCCCTACTACTTCTATTATCTCTGAAAAGGATGTCCGCCAGTATGTCAAAGAAATCATAAAACCTATGTCTGGTGGAAACACAATCAAACCACACGATCACCAGATAAATGCAATCACACATGCGATCAATAAAGAACGATGTCTTCTTTTATCTCCCACAGGAAGTGGGAAATCATTGATTATATACACACTCATTCGATATTATGAATCTATCGTTAACGATAAAAAGATTCTAATTGTTGTACCAACCACCGGATTGGTTTCTCAGATGTATAATGACTTCAGGGACTATTCATCTAAGAACAAATGGGATGTTGAGTCAAACTGCCATACTATCTTTTCTGGACAGGATAAGCAAACAAACAAGAAAGTGTTCATATCAACATGGCAGAGTATTCATAAACTACCAGCGAAGTATTTTGAGCAATTTGGAGCAGTGTTTGGAGATGAGTGTCATTTGTTTAAAGCAAAATCCCTAACAAACATCATGAGTCAACTAAAAGATTGTCCTTACCGTGTAGGGACTACAGGGACGCTAGACGACTCCCAAACACACAAATTAGTAATTGAAGGACTCTTTGGTAGGGTATTTAACGTTACGACAACTAAACATCTTATAGATAAGAACCTACTCTCTAAACTGGATATTGATTGCTTAAATCTACAATATAACATCAATGACATCCAAGAAGTGAAACGGATTCCATATCAAGACGAAATTAAATGGATAATAGGGAACGAAAAAAGAAACACCTTCATTACAAACCTTTGTTGTGGAATCAAGGGAAATACCTTGCTTCTATTCAATTATGTTGAATTACACGGTATTCCTTTATATGAAAGTATAAAGAAAGCATGTCCTGATAAGAAGGTATTCATGATTCATGGTGGTACAGAAACAGATCAACGAGAAGAAATACGACACATTATGGACAATGAAGAGAACGCCATTCTGGTTGCATCGTATGGTACTTGTTCGACTGGAATTAATATCAAGAACATTCATAACATTATTTTCTCATCACCATCAAAGTCTGTAATCCGTGTTCTACAGTCGATAGGAAGAGGGTTGAGGATATCAGACACAAAAGATTCAGTAAAACTCTACGACATTAGCGATAATTTACAATACAAGAAGTACATAAATCATACTATGAAACATTTCAACGAGAGAATTAAGATATATAATAAGGAGAACTTTTCTTATGAGATCATTAAGATCCGTCTATGAAGGGACACTAATATGAAAACACCCTATAGGATACTAAAACTGAGAAGCGGAGAAGAAATAATCGCCAAGATTGCAAGTCAGACCAAAGACAAACTTGTAATTGAACGCCCAATGATATTCATGACGAGAATTATGATAGATCCGTATAGTGGTAAGCAAAAGGAACTAACAGTACTGAAAGATTGGCTTTCAAATACAAATGAAATTCAAACCAAAATTCCAAAAGACTTCATAGCAACATTTCTGATTCCAGACACAGATGTTATTGAGTTGTATTCTTTAGAAAAAGAAAAAGAAGATGTCAACACCCAAATAAAAAGAAAAATAATAGACACAAGTGTGGATGATATTAAAAATGAAATGAAAGACCCTGTTGAGTTTTCAGAAGAAAAACTAGAAGAAGTCTTGCAAATGATAAAAGATAAATATCTAAATAGTCCCGACATGCTAGATGATATGATTAATGATGATGAAGATGACATCAACATCGAAGAAGAATTAACACCCCAAATGAAAAATTTCATCACCCTGACAATGTTCCTTCCCCCAGAAGCATTGCTTCCCATGGTAAATGCAGGAATGTTGGATCCAAGAGACATCAAAGATCTAATAGATTCTTTAATGAATGACAACCATAATTATAATGGGGATGATGAAAGAAGACAAGATGAAGAAGACTTCGGAAACAGTTGGAAGGATTGGAGTCCTGATATTAGAGACTACTTTAATTAGTGTTAATATACCTTATTTCTTTCTTAACACAGAGAGTGTAAACGACATTTGAGAAATTGTCAATCAAAAAAGAAAATAATATTGATTTATTTTTTAACCATAGTATGATGTGTGAAATAAAGGATTAATTACTTGGGAAAAAGAAACAAATCTAATGATTACATAGACAATAAAGAATTCTTTAAATCAATGATTGTATGGAAAGATTTAGTCAATGAAGCAGAATCATGTGATGATCCTCGACCTCCAGTGTCAGATTATATTGGGGAATGTTTTATGAAAATTGCAGAGCATTTATCATATAGACCAAACTTCATTAACTATCCATATAGAGAAGAAATGGTGGGAGATGGGATTGAAAATTGTTTGATGTATGCTCACAATTTCAATCCAGAGAAATCTAAGAATCCCTTTTCATATTTTACTCAAATTATTTACTATGCATTTCTTAGACGAATAGAAAAAGAAAAGAAACAGAATTACATCAAGTATAAACTTTTAGAGAATGCAACAGACTCTTCTATCAATAACTGGTTCAGAGAGAATTATTTCGAGAAAACAAAAGATAACAATGAAGTGAAGGATGTGTTGTCTAAACATTTCCAGTTATCAGATACTGATATTAAGAAATTTGAGCCTAAGAAAAAGAAGAAAACAAAAAAGAATCTTGATGTATTTTTAGAGGATGATAAGAGTGAAGATAGCACTGCTGAATGACACCCATTGGTCAGCCCGTGGCGACTCCCAGATATTCCTAGATTACTTCATGTCCTTCTTTGATAAGGTCTTTTTTCCATATATGGAAGAGCATGGTATTACTACCATAATCCATGCAGGTGATTTCATGGACCGTCGTAAGTATGTAAACTTCAACATTCTCAATCAGGTTCGTGATAGGTTTATATCTAGAATGCAAGATAGTAGAATAGAGATGCATTGCATTCTTGGAAACCACGATGTCTATTATAGAAATACAAACAGAGTGAATTCTCTTCAAGAGTTATTCTATAACGATATGACAATCTATGATGAGCCACAGGTAGTCAATTTTGATGGACTAGATATCGCACTTCTACCGTGGGTAAATAAAGAGAACTATGAACAATCCATTAAATTTATCAAGACTGCAAATGCACCTATCCTCATAGGACATCTAGAACTTGATGGTTATCATGTTATGCGTGGAATTGAATATAAGGGGGGTATGGACCCCAATTTATTCAAAAGGTATGAGAAAGTCCTCTCAGGACACTTCCACTGTCGTCAGGAGAGAGATAATATCCTGTACATGGGAACGCAATATCAGATTACATTTTCCGATTTAAATGAGACCAAGGGGTTTCATGTTCTAGATACGGAAACCCGAGAGGTCGAGTTCATTGTAAATCCATTTAAGATGTTTGTTGAATTAACCTACAATGATGTAGATGGAACACTGGATGATAATTCCGACTTCAAGAATCTTAAAGATACTTACGTTCGGGTGGTAGTGGAACACAAAGATCATCCATATTCTTTTGATCGGTTCATTGATAAAATGTATGATGCAGGAGTTGCTAAGATTACTACCGTAGAGGAAGCATTGGATATTTCTGATGATGATGAGAAAATTCTTGATCTAGCCCAAGATACAGTGACTCTTATCAACAGCGAGGTAGATAATCTTGAGGAAGTGAAGGATAAGGCTAAGATGAAGAAAATTATCAAGGATCTTTATATGGAGAGCCTAAGTATATGATTCATTTTACCACCCTCTCTTGGAAGAACTTCCTTTCAACTGGAAATTACAAGACAACACTAGACCTCACTAGACACAACAATACTCTCATTTCAGGTGAAAATGGTGCAGGTAAGTCAACGATTCTAGATGCATTGACGTTCTCTTTGTTTGGTAAATCGTTTCGTGGGATCAACATTCCACAGTTACCCAACTCAATCAACGATAAGAATTGTGAAGTGGAGATTGAATTCACCATCGGTAAGGATGAGTATCGGGTGTTCCGTTCTCTCAAACCAAAGAAGTTTGAAGTATATAAGAACGGTAACTTACTCCCA